ATCGAAAGTTCCTGAAGTTTTAGCTGCTGGAATTACAGACGAAATTTTCGGTTTCGTTTGTTACAACATAAAAGGGAACGAATTCGCTGCTGGCGATGCCGTTGAGATTGCAGGGGCAGGCTGTGTTCAGGTAATGGAAGCCGCTGCAGCTTTCGCACCAGGAACAGATTTAATGTTCCAAGTATCTGGCACAAAAGTATTAACACAGACCGCTGGAAATACCTGTATAGGTAAAGCAATCGATAAATCTGCTGCAGATACAAATCTTGTCAGAGTATTTATTGATCCTATTAGAGTAACAGCTGCAAAACTTGAAGCTAATATTGCACTTCCTGCTCCAAATCTTACATTTGGAGTTGCTAGTCATGATTATGCCGGTGCTCATGCTGATTGGACATTAAGCGCAGTCGAGGCAAAAGCAAATGTATTAGTTGTAACAAATGCTGATGCAGCTGGAAACATTGTTGCAACTCCGACTGCTGGTAAGGTTTATATTCTTGTAAATACATCAGGTCAGATAATCACAATGAAAGCAGCAGGTCAAACTGGTGTTGCCGTTGCATCAACTAAAACAGCATTATTAAGAGGCACTGGCACAGACTTCGCAAGAGTCACAGCAGACGCATAAATGTAATCCTCTAATTTTATAGATATAAGCCCTCCTGAATAAAAGGGAGGGTTATTTTATTAGTTAATTTCACAGAAAAAAGGAGAAAAATAAAATGGGTATAAAAATACCACACACAAAAAACTTGTTAGTATGTCCAGATGGATCAATCCGTGATATTTGGGGAAATGTTCTTGCCAATTCAAAAGAAGATGTAAAAGAACTTCAAAACGCGCTTGGATTCGAAATTCCTATAACCACCTTAACCGAAATAAAAAGGAAAATAACCGAGCAGAAATTCTATGAGGTACCGATCGCTGATTATATTCCTTTAGTAGTTGGAGAAGGTGCATTCAGTACAAACTTACTTGCTTATACTGCATTTTCAACTGGTTCAGATTTCGAGGCCGGAGTTATCAACACAGGTGCTAACAATTCAAGGCTTCCTGAAGCTGATGTAGCAATTGAACCTTTAAACATTAAAATTGTAAATTGGGCAAAGGCCATCGGATATTCATTATTTGATATTCAACAGGCTGCAAAATCCGGCAGCTGGTCATTAATAGAACAAAAAGAAAAAGCAAGATACCAAAACTGGAGCCTTGGTATTCAAAAAATTGCTTTCTGTGGTTCAGCAATTGATCCTGATGTTGTTGGATTACTCGGTTTAACCACCGTAACATCCAATACAACTCTTATAACAAAAACTATTAGTTCAATGACAGAAGCAGAGTTCCAAACTTTGGTTGCAGGATTATTGGCAGCATATCAGGCCAATTGTAGTTATACAACAATGCCTGACACCTTCATAATCCCAACTGCTGATTTCTTAGGCTTAGGTGTTGCTGCTTCAGCTGCAACGTATGCCGGTATCGGTAAAACCAAGCTGGGATATCTGCTTGATACATTTAAAGAAATGACCGGAAATCCCAACTTCAAGATTCTTCCGCTTGTTTATGCGCAATCAACGCAGAATAGTGCCGGTAAAAATAGGTATGTACTTTACAAAAATGATGTTGATACTCTTGAAATGGATATCCCGGTTGATTACACAACAACTATTCAGGATACAGTTAACGGATTTCATTGGCAATCGGCTGCATACGGTCAATATACAGGCGTGTTCAGTCGTAGATATAAAGAAATCCTTTATTTCGATTATCAATAGGCTATTTTTATTATTAAAGGAAAAAGAGAGCTTTCTGGCTCTCTTTTTGTAAATCGTTCGAATTTTTTGAACTATTTACTTAAAGAGAAAAACAGGAGAAACATTATGAAATTATTTAACAAAGGAAAAAGAATTATCACTGTAAAGGCTGGAGTAGATGAAAAAGGAAACATTTTAACAGCCGATTTAAAGCCTAACTCATCAGAAGAAGTTGAAAAAAAGGAAGCTGAAAGATTACTTAAATTATTCCCTAATGAGTTAATTGCAGCAAAAGATATAGTTGATGTTCCTGACGATAGTGCTTTGAAAACTGAAAATGAGGCATTAAAAGAAGAAATTGGCTCATTGAAATCTGAAAATATCACTCACAAATCAACTATTCAGCAATTAAACAGTGAAGTTGCAGGGCTGAAAGAAGCAAAAGACAAAGCATTAGAAGATAATGAAACAATATTAAAAGAAATAGATGCTTTGAAAACTGAAAATGAGGCATTAAAAGAAGAAATTGCTAAATCAGCAGAATTGATAAAAAATCCAGAAGAAACAACAAAAGATAACGGCAAAGGTAAAAAGCCAGAAGTGCAAAGCCAGGAAAATAAATAAAGGTATAAGGAGAAGTCATGGTAACCGGAAATTCCACTATAGATAATGTAACCGCATCATATTTTAGGAGTTTCTTTAATCGTGACTTCTCTAACCAAGATATATATGATCCAGACTTAAACAGGGCTTTGTTAGAAGCTTCATCATCAATAAACTTAAGTTTATTTCCTAATGATGATGTTTTATTGCTTGGTTTTTTATATTTAACTGCCCATAATTTGGTTTTAAATATACAGGTTGCTAATAGCAATCTTAATAGTGTAGGCAGGCATATTATTAACTCTGAATCAGTTGGCGATGTTTCTGCAAGTTATTCAATACCTGAAATATACCTAAAAAACCCTATTTTAAATGGATATGCTAAGACTGATTACGGACTTAAGTATTTATCTATGATAATCCCATTTTTATGCGGTAATGTTCAGTCGGTTGGCGGTGGGGCTAGGCCGTAATGGAACAATTTCAGTCTGTCAAAATAGTTTTTGATAAGACAAAAGAAATATTTGAAGCTCTTGATTACCTTGAAAATATCGATGTTTTAGTGGGAATTCCTGAAAATAAGACTGAGAGAAAAGCCGACGAGATGACAAATGCTGAATTAGCATATATTCACACGGTGGGCTCTCCCGCAAATAATCTGCCGGCCAGACCATTTTTAGAGCCTGCAATAGAAGATAAAAGCGAAGAAATTTCTGAAAAATTCAAGGAAGCTATACCAGCTGCACTTGATGGCAAAAAAGATGAAGTAAAAAAGATTTTAAACCAAGTTGGTGCTTTAGTTGCTGGCGCTGCGTCGGACTGGTTTACAAACCCTAAAAATAATTGGGAACCGCTGGCTGATTCTACTATAAAATCAAGGCTTTATTCGGTTGGTAAAACAACAAGAAAAAAATACAAAAATATGCTAGAAGCAGGAAAAAATCCATTTAACCCTTTGATTGATACGGGGCAATTAAGAAGAGCTATAACCTGGGTTCTAAGGAATAAATAATGCCGTTAATTAACGTTTCAAGAATAATAAATAGTCCAAATTTTTCCCAATCTTTTACAGTTTATAGAAAAACTGGTTCTTGGAGTGAGGGAAAATTTGTGCAGGATGAGCAAGCTTTTACTTTATCCGGGGTTGTGGCGGTTGCTAATCCTGATGACATAGCCCAAATGCCAGAAGGTGACAGAATCCTTGGCATGATGAGTTTTCATTCTGTTCAAGAGTTATTTCAGACCAGGAACGAAGTCAATAATGCCGGAACCTCTGACGAAATAGAATGGAAAGGGCAAAGATACAGAATTTTACAAGTATTTCCTTACGTTGATTATGGATACTATAAGGCTTTAGCTGTAAGAAAACAGGGTAATTAATGGTTAATATTGTAAACACAAAAGACCAGTTGGAAAATATTTTCTGGTCAATTACTACAAAAATATTAGGATTTAATCCTGAAAATTCTCTACATCAGGATAAAGTAAGGATATCTTGGCCTACTGATGGGCAACCAGCTTTTGAAATCGGTAAGGATTACGCTTATTTAAAGGTAGTTGAAGTTGATAGCCCAATAAACAGATTAAGAAACGTTACTTTTACACAACAAGACGTTAATAATGCCACTCAAAAATCGGAATATACAAGAGTTATCCAAGTTATGTGGACTTTTTATGGCCCTTCAAGCTATGACCGTGCTGATTTAGTAAAACATTCAATTTTTCTTGATGAATATAAAAGTCTGTTTAATGCTAATAATTTGTACCTTATAACAGATGTTGCATCACCTATGAGGATACCAGAGCAGTTTCAGGGACAATGGTGGGAAAGGTGCGACTTTACTGCGTCTTTTAATGAATATGTTAAACGTGAAAATACAGTTCCATATATCCAAAGCGCAGATATAACAATAAAAACAGATAATGGATTGCAAAAAAATATAGAAATAAGTCAATAAAAAGGAGAAAAATATGTCAACACTCCCATTAAATACTGATGTTAATGTAATAATTAACTTATCACCTTTAGCAAGCCCGAGAAATGCGTTTAATTTGGGGCTTATAATAGGTGATACTGCTGTAATATCTGCTGGTGATAGGGCAAAAGAATTTGCAAGTCTTGAAGAAATGATAACAGAAGGGTTTGCGATAACTGACCCTGAATATCTTGCAGCCCAGTTGTATTTTTCCCAAAAGCCTCAACCAACCAGAGTTTTAATTGGTAGGCAGGATTCATTAGAAACCCCAGTACAGGCGGTTACAGCTTGCAGAATTGCAAACAATGAATGGTATTCTTGCCTTGTTTGTGGAGCAACAAAAACTGAGATTGAGGCATTAGCTGCTTATGTAGAGTCAGCAAGCCCATCAACCGTATTATTCGCAACCACTGCCGATGCTGATGTCCCAACCGGAACTGCTGGAAATATACTCAAAACATTAAAAGCAGCTGGCTACCAAAGAACATTAATAATGTATTCAACTGATGGCGATGCTGCTGCCGCAATTATGGGCTATGCAATGGGAGCTAATACTGGACTTATAAATAGCTCATACACATTGAAATTTAAAAAATGTGTTGGAGTTACTCCAGAAGCATTAACTACGGCGCAAGTATCCGCAATTGAAGGGGATAATGGAAATATTTATGTAAACCGTGGCAGTTATTATAATATGTTTGAACAGGGCGTAATGGCTGACGGCACATTTTTTGATGAAATATTAAACCTTGATAAGCTTGCTAATGACATCCAGTTAAATGTTATGGATGTGCTTTATGGCAATTCAAAAGTGCCTCAAACTGAGGGCGGCGTTGGTATGATTAGAAGTGCAATAATTTCAGCCAATGAACAGGCAAAATCCATTGGTTTTGTTGCCCCGGGTAAATGGACAGGGCCTAATATTTTAGGTCTTTCAACTGGTGATACATTGCCGCAGGGATATGTAATTTTATCAGATTCAATAGATGCTCAAGCCCCTGCGGATAGAGAAGCTAGAAAATCACCGCCCATTTATAACTGCATTAAACTTGCTGGGGCAGTTCACAGCGTTATTATTCAAGTAAATGTTAATCGTTAATAAAGGAGAATAAATAACCATGACAACTTATTCTTTTCAGGATGTAAATATCATATTTAATCATCCTTCCGTTGGTCAGTATATTATGAATGGGCAAGGAATTGGCTCTTTGTCAGTTTCAAAAGCACAAACAAAAACCGTTCATGATATTGCAGCTGATGGCAATATTATGGTTTCAAGAATCCCGGGAGAAAATGGCTCGGTATCAATAACTATGCAGCAAATATCAGATTTCCATGCCTGGCTGCAAAAATATTATAACTATGTTTCAGTAGCAGGTGCCTCAGAATGGACAAGGGCAACCATTGAACTGATTTCGAGGGGAACCACAGAAACAATGCACATATCAGGCGTTTCCCCTGAAAAAGCCGCAGATAGACCGTATCAAGCTCAAGGACAAAATGTGACTTGGAACTTTATGGCGACAACAATAAGTCAAATGGCAGTTTAATTGGAGGTTTTTATGCAACAAAAAAGACAAACATTTAAAGACATTGAAATGGAAGGCAGAAAATTCAGGATTAAAGAATTTACGCCTGATGTTGGAAGCTATTGGGCTTTTAAATTTTTTGGAAGTTCATTCAGCGTTAGTGAAGATAAAGAAAAAGCTGAAAAAAGAATTCAGGAATTCTTTAAAATGCCTCGTAATGAATACAAAGAATTACAGAATGATTGCTTAAAATCCTGCTTTGAGATATTGCCAGCTGGAGAAACACCGATAGTAAATAATGAAGGTAATTTTTCTGTGGTAAATCTTTCACCTGCTATTGTATTAAATCTTGTAATGACAACTTTTCAGTTTAATTTAGAACCTTTTTTCGTCGAAAGCCTCTCGAAACCACTCCCAGAGAGTGCGGAACAATCATTCTCGCAAAATACGCAAATATAAATGAATTCCTTTTCATCCCTGTCTTAGCTGGTGTGTGGAGGCAGCACGAGCTTTGGGATGGAACTTATACTATATCTGATCTCTTAGATATAGTCGAAGCCTTGATGATAAAAGAAGAAAA